TAGTCCTTCTTCTTGGAGCAATTTATGCCTTATATCGTTTTATGGTTTTTTCATTATATGAAGTAAAGAACGAATTTGGCGCTCGCCATAAAAAGAATGCAGAAGATATGCAAGAGGTAAAGATACTTCTCGCAGAAATTAAGCTACTAGTGGAGAGTAACAAATGACCGACAAAAAAGATGCGATGAATCTAGACGGTAATTTCGCTAACTTTATGATGGTAGTGGTGGCAGCTCCAGTAGTTCTAGCGTGGGTAGGATTATCAGTATTCTTAGTTACGATGGCATTCCGTCACCCCGAAATAGTAGAGGATATAGAATCGTACAAATCGGTTCTTTTAATTATAGGTTCCCCTGCACTAGTTATTATTTATAAAGTATTAGAATTATGGACTGCCCAGCAGAACAGTAATATTGAACAAATTAGAAAAGAAACATTTGAGAATGGAGATGAGCACGGTCACGACACTAAATAAAGGAGAATAAATATGACAGACGAAGAAGCACCCGAAGCCGAGGAAGAAGAAACTGTGGAAGAAGAGGCCGAAGAAGAGGCCACTGAAGAAGCCACTGAAGAAGCAGAAGAAGATGATAACGATGCCGAAGAAGAAGAAGCAGAAGCAGATGCGGAAGAAGAAGACGAATAACTTCAAAGACACAGCTGCCAATCGCAAAAAAAGATGGGGTAAGAAATCACCGTTAGCCCGAATAGGTAAAAAGAACGGCGCTTACAAACACGGTAATTCCCCCCATTCCTTTCGTCGTAAAGCGAACGCTGGGAAAGGGCAAGTTGTCCACCATAAAAATAAAAATAAAAAGGACAGCAAGAAATCTAATTTAAAAAAGACTACTAAAGCTGGACATAACAAACTACATCCCGAAAAGGGTCGTAAGGGACGCGCTGCTCAAAAAAGAAAGAAAACGAAGAAATATAAGAAACGCAAGAAATGAAGTATGACATTTGATAACCGAGCACATAGCATCAATTATAAACGTTGGCATAAATGTGATAGATGTAGAGTGTTTTCTCTTTTTGATGATAACCCCGAAAAGACAATGAATATATGCCCTGATTGCTGGAAGTTATGGAAGGACTTACCACAATATAGAGTTACCAAAAAATTTAAAAAACCACCCAAACAGTTTGAAACTGATGACTGGCCTATAGAACATATGCTGCTTTATTTATTATTTTGTTCTTCAACTCTTTTAATAATTAGCTATTATCTATGGATTCACTAAGGTCGCCGACGCTCACCAATTTGGGGCTGTGGCTACTGAAGATAATCAAACGATACTGGTAGTATATAAATGATAATGCGCGCGGTATATGCTATTGCTATAGCTTTATATATAATTCTTAGCACAGCTTTTATATATTAAAAATGGTTATTGTATACTATGAATGATTTCGAAGGCGAAAAAGTTTTAGCTGACGTCGCTACATTAAAAGAACAAGTAGAAGGAATACACGAAATACTTGAAGCTTTTTTAAGCGAAGAAAGCTCAGATTGTCGCGTAGAAGAGTAAATTTAAATGAAAGAAGCCGTGGAAGAATATGAAACACGCTTGCGAGAGCGAGTCGGAGAAGGAGAATTTGAGAGACACAGGGAGCTTGTCAGATTACTTGCCCGAAATCTTGCGCTTGAGGATGTTCTTTGGGGAGAAATAACTACTTATATCAGGGATTTGGAACTGCGTAACGAACTATTAAAGCAGCGAAATCAAATTGTGAAAGATATACACACCGAATTTCGAGCATTAAAAATTGAGGTTCCTACACTTGTCGAGAAAAAGACAGAAAAATTTATGGGTCTATTGGGGGATTTAGATGAAATCGGTGAAGAACGAGGGGAAGGGATTGAAAGCAGCCCTAACGGGGCGTAATGCTTTCGATTCTAGACAACTCGAAAAATTCTTTGAAAGAGTAAGATGTGATGAAACCAAGATGCGACAGCTTGTTGTGGCATTCTGTGATACTTACTTGGTTGATAATAAAAAAAGGCCGCTCCGTCTTCGACCCCTTCAAATAGAGATTATCACAAAGTCATTAACCTTCCCTGATGGCGATTCATCTAGGCCGCGAAAAATGGCTATTCTTGCCCCGCGCGGAAGCGGGAAATCGTGGGCGCTTTCTGTTGCAGTTGTAGTATATATGTTCTTCAAGCGCTTTCGTGACCTCGTTTTTGTTTTGGCACCTACTGAAGACCAGGCTGCCCTGATTTTTAATTATGTGCTTCGCCATTTTCAAGATAATTCCTTTTTAAGTTCTTTAGTAAATAATTATAAACTCCACAACAAACCGCATATTAAATTAAAAGGTGGTACAATATTGCGTCGTGCTCCAATAGCTCCTTCAAATCAAGGCCAGGCGATACGCGGACAACACCCAACCTTTCTAATTGTAGACGAGAGCCCACTTATCGCCGACGGTTTGTTCATTGATAATGTTGAGCCTTCTATCATAGCAAATAAAGCGGCCTTTATAAATTTGGGTACCCCTAAAACCAAGGAGAACCATATGCACCGCTATTTATACGACGAAAATTATGCTCAGTCGTTTACGCGCCTACATTACACCTGGAAAGATGCAGTTATAAAAGGGGATGCCTATGAGCCACCATATGACGAGGAAGAGATGCTTAATAAAATGCTGGAGTGGGGCCAAGACTCTTTATACTGGCGCACAGAATATGAGTGTGAATTTGTAGAGAGTGTATCAAATGTTTTTACTACCGAACAAATTCGGGATTGTTTTGATGACTATGAGCTCACCACACCCGAAGCCATTAGCGAAGGAGGAGAAGTGGGCGCTAATAATTGTGTCGGTATTGACATTGGTAAATCTGTTAATAGCACTGTTATCAGTGTCTGGCGTACCGAGAAGTCCGATACAGGAAATATTACACGACTTATATATCTGGAAGAAATTAGTCCTAAATCTGGTGGTCACGACATACCATACCAGCGCCTCCGTATTATGGAAGTGGCGAAAGTCTATAATGCTGTTCGCGTTGTCTTGGATGCTACGGGGATTGGTGGCGCGTTTGAGACAGAAATAAGAGCAGCGTGTATTCCGCTTTCAATTCATTTCATTCCTTTCATTTTTACGGGTGGGCCTAAAGGTAGCAAGATTCAAGTATATCGAGATATGGTTTCATTCATACAGCAAGGAAGTGTGAGAGTTCCTAACCCCGATAATTTACCACCTGAACAAGCAAAATTAGTTTGGAAATGGTATCGAGAGCACACACAATTAGAATATGTAATGGATATATCAAATAAGACGGAAAAAATTTCAGCTCCTAATGGAAAACACGATGATTATTGCGATAGTTCTGTTCTAGGCATTCACGGTTCCCTTTCTATGTTACCGGGTGAATCATCCTTCAGTTCTATATCAGTAAATAAAGGAGCCAGACGCCGCAGTCATTCACCTTACAATAGATTTATAACTACAAAAAGTGGGCAGAGACCTATAAAACTACCTAAGCATAGTCCCAGGGGCTTGTAGCGTAATCTTTAAATATGAATAAATCCGTTAATGTAAGAGGTAGTAATGGCAATTGCTGATTATTGGCCTTTTAAAAGGCGAGAATTTGCCACCGTAGGTAAAAATCCTCCGTTCCAGAAGGATGAGCCACACAGTTTTGGAGCAGGGGTAATTAGAAGAATTAAACTAGCTCAGAACGGGTTTGGTAGACAATTTGAGCCGCAAATTGGTGATAACCGGCGGTATATGAATATTTATCTTTCGGACCCCCTTATTAGAACTCTTATTGATTTACCTTGTTTTTATGCGGTCAAAGACGGTTTTGATATTGTTACAGATGATGAAAGCGACCGAGAAATGATTACTAAACTGTTTAATGATATAAATGTTGATTTGAGTATTTACAGCTGGTTACGGAACGCAAGAATTTTTGGCACCGGATATATGGAATGGACTGGAGATAATTTGGTGCTTCGGTCATCACAGAATATGTATGTACAGCGTGATGAGAATGGGCAGATTATGTATTATTATCAAGAGGTAGGACAAGAAAAGGAAGATGTTAGATTTGAAGAAAAGGAAATTATTGAGCTAAAAAATAATCCATTTGATGATTATGCATATGGTTTATCTGATATTCACACAGTTCAATATTTAGTTGATTTAAAAGATTATGCAGAGCGGGATGTAGGCGCCGCATTAAATAAATATGCAAACAGCAGATACGATGTGAGTTGTGGATTACCTGATATGCCTTATGGGCCTGACAAGATCAATGAGATTGTAAGTGCATTTAATGCTTTAGAGCCGGGAGAAGATATTATTCACGGTAATGACATTCAGATTACAGAGATGACAGGAACTAAGCGTGCTTTTGAGTATAGTAAATATATGGATGATATTTCTATGAAAATTCATATGGCTTTGAAAGTACCTGTTACAATGTGGTCAAATCCAGAACAAGCGCGACCAATTTTTGAACCTTACGTTAAATATCTTCAAAAGGCAGTTGAAGCATCTTTTAATGCTCAATTAATGCCTCAACTTGGTGAAAGTGTTAAATTTGTATTCCGCCAAATGAATGTTGATGATGCGTTCACTAAAGCGAAAACCGATATGATTTACTTGGCTGAAGGTGTACTTGCACCTGAAGAAGTAAGGGAAGAGCGTGGGCTTGACCCTCAGGGGATTGTAGAAACACAAGCTACCGAAAAAGAAGTGAATGTGTCCGGTGGTAAAGACCAAGATAAAAAAGAAGAGACTAAACGCACAGAAAATAGGGGGAGTACCACAAAGAAGGGCGATGTTCGTAAAACAGCACGTAAAGCCTACGAACCTGGTGCAAATCCTTCAGGGAGGCGTAAAGATGAGTAACTACGAAAAATGTCTAGCTGATGTAAGACCACGCTTGAAGAAACGGGGTTTCGATAACCCCGAACAAATGAGTCAAAACATATGTATAATGCGTTTTGCTGATGACGAAGACACACCCCGTCAATTTAGTGATGATATAGAAAATCGAATACTAAATACTGAGGTACATCGAAGCTTTGCTCTCGATTTAGAAATGGATTTAACAGACACTTTTCCAGAACAATTTGACGAAAATGCAGAAGTTTGGGAGTTCCCTGTACTTGCAATTACTTCTGGAGAGCATAAATATACCGAAAATGACAAAGAGGAAAAGGTTTATATAGAATCTAACATACTTAAAGATAATATAGAAGCTTTCAACGAGCTTCCAATATATGTAAATCATCAGCGAACACCTGATGATTTAATCGGGAAGGCTATAAATCCCGAGATAAAAGAAATGGAAAATGGGAAGATTGCTGTCAGAATGTTGGCACAACTTTCTAATAATGCAAAAGCATATGAAACGTTACAGAAAATGAAGGATGGCGATGTCACGAATGTCAGTATCGACTGGTTCTCCAAAGATATTGATGTGATGGGTGATACTTACGCCACTAACATTCGCCCAGTTGAGGTGTCATTTATTGACAACAAAATGGCTGAAGCGGTCTGTGATGAATGTACGATAGAAATGAAATATGATGAACACGGCGAAGAGGCGAAAGAGGAACATTGTTCTTGTTCGCACGGAAAACCGTGTGAGTGTAATGATAATGGAGAAACAAAACATAGCGAGGATGAAACTATGACTGACAACTCAAAAACCGATGCAGAAACAATTACGGAGAGAGAGTTTGCTACACTACGAAGTCAGCTTGAGGAACTTCAGACTACTCATACAGAGTTACAGAAGCAGTACGAGGAAGCCGAGGCCACCATTACTACCTTTAATGAGGCTGAGGAAAAACGTGCTCAAAAAGAAGCCGAGGCTCGGAAGGCTGCGTTCGTTAACGAGATTATTGATAAAGAACTGCTTCTCAGTACTTTGAAAGAGGATAACCGGGATACTCGTNTNACCGAGTTGAACGGCTGGGATGAAATCAAGCTTGCTGGTTTTAGTGAAGCAATTGGAAGTGTACCTGTACCCGATGATACCGAGCGTTCGTTTGGTAAGGGAAAGGCACACGAAGATAGCGACGCCCCTGTTGAGGCAGAGGCTGAAGTAGAGCGTATGTTCGCTCTGGATAAAGGCGGAAAAATTCGTCTAAATAAGGATTGGAAAAAAGAATAAGGTGATTAAATATGGCTACAGAAATTTTAATTAATGATGGTGGCGCACCTGCTCGTATTATACCTTTCACTGCGGGGTCAACTGTCGCCGCTGGACGGCTAGTCAACATCGCCACTGATGGCGAAGTGGATTATGCCGCATCCGGTACGACGACTCCGTTAGGGGTATCATATACAGCTGCAACTTCCGGCAACATCGCAAATGTTATTACAGGCCGCGGTGTTATGCTTAATGTAAGTTGTAGTGCAGCCGTGACTCTAGGGAACGCCCTAGAAGTTGGCGGTGTTGGTGCGCTTCAGCCCGGGGCAACTGCAGACGCAATTGTTGCCGTGGCTCTTGAGACGAACGCTTCGGCGGGCTACAATAAGGTGCTTACACTCTAAGGTGATTTAAATGGCAATAGGAACAGGAATAAGTGAGCAACCCGGCACGTTAACAACTGTAAATCAGGGCGCATATGCTGCAACCGGTGGAACCGGCGAACGCATTATTGTGGATTATAAAGATGCCCTTGGTTCATACAGGACGACGGATTTGCCGGCGCTGCAGATGTTTACGGACTCAATGACTACAGATACTGGTGGCGACATTGACCTTACCTTCAGTCTACCATCTATGAAGATGGAACAGATTGATGAGGGAAGTACCCCTAAATACCAACACACTAAGATGCGCTCTGAGCGTGTCAACGTGAAGGAATGGGGTATCGCGGTTGGTGTAACACGCAGAATGATTGAGGACTCTCGATTCAACGAAGTCGAGTTGGCCCTCAACGAAGCACGCAAAGCCGTTGAACGGCACGTCACATCCCAAGTTGTGGATATGATTTTCGGAATTGCGAATACGACTTTTGGTACTGGTGTACTAGGGGCCAATATTACCACAACTACTACTGAAGGGCCAGCCGCTGGTAGTATTACCGATTTCAGCGCAAACCCATATGGTGGTTTTATTGGAACTGGCGGAGCTGTAAATACAGGTCGCTTGTACTCGTATGGAAATACGGACGATTCCGATATAACAGCTTCACACTATGTGACGGCTGCAAGCACATCTGCTGGTGTGGTGTCCCTTTCGGATATCACCAACGCGATTAACTTGATTGGTGCGCACGGTCTGACGGCGGACACTGTTGTGATTTCGCCACAGCACTACAAGTCTCTACTTGACTTGGCAGATTTCCAGACTGCCCTTTCTGCTGTAACAGGCGGACAGCACGTGATTGAAGAGACTGACCCATTCAGGAGCACTCTTGGAACTGGACTCGTAGGTAATCTATATGGCCTTAGAGTCTTTGTGAATGCTTGGATACCAGATACAAGGTTTGGTATTTTCGATATGAGTGTTAAACCTGCTGTCTATGTGGAACGGCGTCCTTTGACCGTTGAAGAGGCTAACCCCGGTTTCGGGATTGTTGGCTCCTATCTCTCTTTGAGATACGGTCTAAAGATTGTGCGGCCGGAAGGCGGCGTAATCGTCATCAACACTTAGATGAGGTTCAAAGTAGTTTGGGGGGTTCTACCCAAAAACCCCTAGCTTTTTATGTGTGAGCGATAGCTATGACAGTGATCAATGGAGGGAATTAAATGCCAGCAACCAGAAAAATTATGGGTGTTGGCAGAAATGCTATTACTAGGATAGTAGGCCCTACTGTGGATACTAATGATAAGGTTGCTGTTACTAATACTGATACTACCCCTGATTATCTTTGGAATAAAATAACTGCAGGGGCTAATGTTACTTTTACANTAGTAGGCGGTGGTGGAGATGAATCTATTACAATAGAGTCTGCTGGCGGCGGTGGTGGCGGTGGTACAACAAATTGGGCTACCGGCTCTAATGAATCACTTTATCACGCTAATGCAGTAGGTGTAGGTGCTGCACAAGCATCTAGCACTGCTGGTACTTATCCTTTTAGTGTTCACACAAATGCTGCTGGCCTAACTCCCGCCAATCCGATGGTGTATATAAAAAATGATTCTGATTCAGGCGCTTATCCTGCTGTAACACTTGCGAGTAATGATGCTACTACTACTTGGTTCCAAGTTGGCATAAATCAAACTGCTTATGCTTATCCAAATTGGGGTTATATTTGGGGATGGGCAAATGTCCCAGGAATTCGTTTTGGCACTTTAAATGCAGAGGTTATGGCTTTATCTGGTAGTAATGTGGGTATTGGGATTTCAGAACCGCGGGAAGGGCGTTTACAGATTTATAGAACTGATACTATTGGGGGCGCTGGTGGAACTATGCAGAATGCTGCATTAGCAATATCCACAGTACAGTCTGTTGATGCGGCTAATGCTGATGGGTTTTATATTGATGAAAATGAAATGCATCAAGTTGGAGACCATTTTAATTTTTATACAGAAACAGCAGATAAAAAGTTTAGATTTTTTGTTAGTGATGGTTCCGAAGTTCTAACAATCACTCCCGCTGGTGGTGTAGGTGTTAATACAACTAGCCCCACTCAAAATTTTGAAGTGTGGGGAACGGCTAAGGTTTCTGGTACTTTTTATGTTGGTGAAGCTGGGCAGGATACTCTAATAACACTTGCTGGAAGTGCTGCCGCTGGTAAAGTTACTATGACAGGTAACAAAGATATAATGCAATTTACTGTAGATGGCACAGATTTCCAAATAGTTGGAACTGGAAGCGGTGCAAATGGATTTTTCTTTTATAAAGCCGGCACAGCTTATGGTAAACTTCGGCCAGCAGCTGGCGAATTCGCTATTATGGGGCAGAATAGTGCTAGAGTGTCAATTACTGATGATACAGGCGCAGGCGGAATATATGCCTATGATGGACTTACAACTAGTATTCACGTATCGGGCGCTTCTTGTCAAATACATCCTATAGGTGTTTCTCCAACTGAGACTGGCTCTTTAACTAATTTTGGCGTTCACGGAACTTATGGAGGAAAAGTAACTGAATTAATTTCAGGAAGCGTTGGTGATTTCATAACGGTTCTTTCAGGTACTAATAATTGTACTGTTGAATTACCAACTATTGCGGCAAACACTATGGGAAGAATAATGTATGTACAAGTGAGGGACGCGGTATTTGGCGGTGGTCGTACTGTAACATTTGAACGACCTAGTGTGGGTAACTATATAAATGATGTTCAAAATGATTTGATAATTGATTTAAATTATCATTATCTTTTTACTATTATAGGTACAACCCCAGGCCGCTATTACATCTCTGCCGCGAGTTTAGAAGGAACTACACCTTAGTTATTAGCACAGTCTTTAAATAAGATTTTAACTAACCTATAGCTGAGGTGATTTATATGGCACTTCGTGATAGCAATCAAGGAAGAGAGTACGATAAATTCGTAAGTACAACTGAAGGCACCGCCGTGCGCGTGGCAACTGTAGCGGGAGGTAGTGTACCAGCTGGTCTGGTAGATGCGTCCGGTACCGCTACTATAGCAGCCACTGAGACTGTCTTAATACAGAAACAGACCCTGAATGGAAAAACAGGTTCGTGGTTTGTGTATAACGCAGGCGCTCAATCAATTGATGTGAAGATGTATGCGGCATATGCTGCCAGTCCATCAGATTTTGTTTCGGGCAGTGTTAGTACGGATTGGGATAAAGTAGGCTCTACTGAAACTGTTGCGGCAGGTAATACTAAACATATGCCCTTTAATAATGTATATCGTTATGTAGCTCTTTCTGCTACAACTGCGACAAGTACTTCTATTGGTGTTACTGCTGTACTTTACGCCTTGTAAGGAGGATTTAATTAGATGACAACCACGACCTTCGATGGGGCTTCTAATACTAATTGGGACAATGTTGCCAATTGGGATGCAGGAGTTCCTGATGAAACGCTAGATGCTGTAATCGACGCAGATTGTATTATGGATAATGATGGGCTTTGTAAAAGTCTTACAATTAATGCAAGTAAGTACCTAGATTGTAGTGGACAAGATTTAGAAGTAAGAAGTGGTATGACTGATGTTTATGGTATATTGTCTTCAAGTACAGGTGAGATGAAATTCTGGTCTGGTTCAACAACTGGGTATGGATTACAAGTGCGGAACGCTGGTAAATTTAACGGTGGTTCTGGAGTTCATTATATGGGAAGCATAAAATCCTACAATAATGCATCTGTTATTTGTACTTTAACTTCAGGAATAACTTATTTTTCAGGACATTGGGATGCTAATAGGACCGTTCAACAGGGAAAAGTTTCAATTTGGGACCCTAATGATGGAACTGTCGTAATAGAAGCAGGAGCTGATGGAGGAAAGTTTGGCGCCGGTACTGGTGGCGCAAATTGTGAGTTTTATAATTTAATTATTGATATGGAAGCGGGAGATTCCGTAAGCCAATACAGTGATATAATGACCATTGGTGGGGTCTTTACTATTAGCGGTGGTACTTTGGTAGCAGCAAAGGGTACAGGCTTGGATGCCAGTACTTTCACTGTTTCAGGAACGACAATCATAGGTGCTGATGTTGATGCTGGCACATCTCCCACACTTATAACTTCAGGGGCAACCTGTAATTTCTATCCTCAAATGGATGGGGGGAAATCTGCTGATGCACTTCCCGGTCTTGACCAATATATTTATGGTACTACTGATTTGGGAACTGGGGTGATAAATTGTAATGGATGGAGAATAAATGGCCCCGGTTATGGTAGTACAACTCCCTTTTCTAAAACCAGTGGAGAGATAAATATTTATGGATATTGGGATAGCAACGAATACTGCACAACTAATAATAGTGCTCACTTAGATTTTGGGACAACTTCAATACTTCTTAGTAGTAGTGCTAGTGGTGTGTTATGGAACT